AATTTAGAAGCATATAAAGATATAGAATGGATAGAACCTGGTGAATCTACTCCTTGTAAAGCTGTATATAGAATAGGTTGGCATAGAGATAAAGATGGTGGGTGGAAATCTTTTGACAAATATCCTACTCAAATTAATACAATTCCCTTACAACAAACCGCAACTGATATTTTAGGATTAGAATTTAAAGAATTAAATCATGGAATTGATTTTACTAAAAATAAACGCCCTATAAAAGGAAAATATATTGTAATAGGCCCCCAAGCAACCTCAGGATGTAAACAATGGCCTGTTCATCATTGGATTACTTTAACTAAATTACTAACCCAACAAGGATATACCGTAGTAAACATAGTAAAAGACAAATTAGAAATTCCAAAAGCACTTAATATTTGGGATAAATCATTTGAAGATGTATCTAATTACTTATTACATGCTGATTTATTTATAGGATTAGGTTCTGGTTTATCATGGTTTAACTGGGCATTAGGAAAACATACAGTAATGATTAATGGTTTTACAGAAAAAAATCATGAATTTCAAAGCAAAGTTACTCGTATTATGAATGAAAGTTCTTGTTCCCCATGTTGGACTAATCGTAATTTTGTATTTGATGCTGGTGATTGGGAGTGGTGTCCAATTTATAAAGGAACTGATAAACAGTTTATTTGTCAAAAATCAATTACTCCAATGCAAGTATTTACAAAAGCAAAACAACTATTAACTAGTAAAAAATAATTTAATATTTATCATTATGGAAAAAGTGTTTTTAACAAAAGAAGAGGTTGAAAAATTAAAAACTCTACAGTCACAAGAAGTTAGTTTAATTAACCAACTAGGACAATTAGAATATCAAATACAAACTCTTATGTTGCAAAAGGATAACTTGAAACAACAAATTTCTACTCTCCAAAAAGAAAGTAGTGCTATAGGAAAGCAATTACAAGACAAATACGGAGAAGGAACTATTGATGTATCCTCAGGAGAATTTACAAAATCTAGTTGATTTTTGAGTCTCTCTTGAATATTTATAATAAAATAATAACCCCATTACAATGGCAGAAACATTAGTATCACCTGGTGTATTAACAAGAGAGAATGACCAGTCATTTATCACACAACAACCTGTAGTAGTAGGTGCCTCAATCGTAGGCCCTACAGTAAAGGGTCCAGTTGAAACCCCAGCAATCGTAACATCTTATTCTGATTACCAGAATCGTTTTGGTACTACTTTTGAAAGTGGTAGCCAAACTTACACTTTTATGACCTCAGTAGCAGCTTATAACTACTTTAATAATGGTGGTCAATCATTATTAGTAACAAGAGTTGTTTCTGGATCATTAACTAATTGGGATTTTGCAACTTCAGCAGTACCTTCTTTAACTGTAGGAACTAATTCATTTACTTTAGAAGCAATTGACAAAGGTGTTATTTGGAACAACACTGGTTCAGTAACTTCAGGATCATTAGATAATGGTACTATTGATAACGTTAGATGGCAAGTTGTTACTAGCAATACATCATCAGGAACATTCTCATTAGTAATTAGAAGAGGTGATGATAGTAATACAAATCCAATTGTTTTAGAAAGCTATAACAATTTATCATTAGATCCAAACCAAGATAACTATATAGCTAGAGTAATTGGTGATACTTACTTTAATTATAATTCAACTGAAAACTACTTAGAGATATCAGGTTCATTCCCTAACAGATCTAGATACGTAAGAGTTAGTAATGTAGCTTTACCTACCCCTAATTACTTTAATAATGCTGGTATAGCTAAATCAGAGTTTACAGGATCAATCCCAGCCCCTGGATCAGGTTCAGCTAATGGTTCATTTGCTGGAGGTGCTGGTAGTATTATTCCAAGTGGTAGAGTAATGAATTTATACCAAAACATTAATGCTACAGATTCACAAGGTTTAGTAGGAGCTGATTATAATAATATGTTAAATCTTTTATCTAACCAAGATGACTATAGATTTAATGTACTATTAACCCCAGGTATTACAAATGCTACTCATGCTTCACAAACAACTACAGCAATTAATAATACTCAAGGTAGAGGCGATAGCATCTATGTATTAGACCCAGTAGCATACGGTTCAGGAATAGTAGATGCTACTCAAGAATCAAACTCGAGAAACACCTCATACGCAGCTATGTACTGGCCTTGGTTACAAACAGTTGACCCTGATTCAGGTCAAAACATTTGGGTGCCAGCGTCAACAATGATTGGGGGAGTTTACGCATATAACGACAGTGTAAGCGAGCCATGGTTTGCTCCAGCAGGTATCAACAGAGGAGGTTTAACTAACGTAATCCGCCCAGAAAGAAAATTGTCTCAATCTAACAGAGATACATTATATGAGTCTAATGTTAACCCAATTGCTTCATTCCCAGGTGTTGGTACTGTAGTATATGGTCAAAAGACATTACAAAAACAAGCATCTGCTCTTGATAGAGTAAATGTTCGTAGATTATTAATTGCTCTTAAGTCTTATATTGGCCAAGTTGCTCAAACCTTAGTATTTGAACAAAACACAGCAGCTACAAGAAACAATTTCTTAGCAGCAGTAAACCCATACTTAGAGTCTGTACAACAGAGACAAGGTTTATATGCGTTTAAAGTTGTAATGGATAGTTCAAATAATACCCCTGATGTAATTGATAGAAACCAGATGGTAGGTGCTATTTATTTACAACCAACTAAAACTGCTGAATTCATCATCCTTGACTTCAACGTCTTACCAACAGGAGCAACATTCCCAGGTTAATAGAAACTGAAAGAATGAATATTTATAATAGAATAAATTAAATAACAATGGCAGTATTAGATCCAAACGAAATATTTTTCACAGCCTTCGAACCAAAACAGGCTAATAGATTTATCATGTATATTGATGGATTCCCAGCATACACAGTTAGAGGTGTTGGAGGTGTAAACTTATCCCAAGGCACTGTAGCTCTTAATCACATTAACGTTCAACGTTTTGTAAAAGGCAAAACAACTTGGGGACCAATTTCATTTACATTATTTGATCCTATCACACCTTCAGGTGCTCAAGCAGTAATGGAATGGGTACGTTTACACCACGAATCAGTAACTGGTCGTGATGGCTATAGCGATTTCTATAAAAAAGACTTAACATTTAACGTATTAGGCCCAGTAGGTGATATCGTTTCAGAATGGATCATCAAAGGAGCCTTAATCACTTCAGCTAACTTTGGTGATTATGATTGGGATACCACAGACACTGCTGTTACTCTTACAATGGAAGTTCAACCTGATTACTGTATCTTGAACTTCTAATAAAAAAATCACATATTTTTGTAAAGAGAGCTTGGATTCGTTCAAGCTCTTTTTTATATTCATATTTATACTAGACAAACGTTATAAATAAAATATATGAGTTTTACCTTACCAACTGAAACAATCGAATTACCTTCAAAAGGTTTAGTTTACCCTGAAGGTCACCCCTTATCTAACGGTACTATTGAAATCAAATACATGACAGCTAAGGAAGAAGATATCCTTACAAATACTAATTACATTACAGATGGTACTGTTTTAGATAGACTTATCAAATCTGTAGTTGTTACTAAAGTAAATTTTGATGATATATTACTTGGTGACAAAAATGCTATTATGATTGCTGCTCGTATTTTAGGATATGGAGCTGAATATAAGTTTGAATATAAGGGTAAAGAAGAAGTAGTTGATCTTTCTACTTTAGAAAATAAACCTTTAGATGAGTCTTTATTCCAAAAAGGTAAAAACGAATTTGAATTTACACTCCCATCTTCAGGAAATAATATTACTTTTAAGTTGCTAACTCATGGAGATGAAAGTAAAATTGCTCAAGAATTGAAAGGTTTGAAAAAAATCAATAAAGATTCTTCTCCCGAACTTACTACTCGCCTAAAGTACATGATTACTTCTATCAATGGAGACTCAGATGGAAAAATAATTAGGGAATTTATAGACCAGGCTTTTTTAGCGCGAGATGCTCGCGCGTTTAGAGAACATCTTACCCAAATGCAACCAGACGTAGATCTGAGTTTTTTTCCCTCAATTGGAACAGAACCAGCAACTCTCCCAATTGGGATTAACTTTTTTTGGCCTGACTTTAAACTCCGCTAAAGAGTATAGAGCAAAATTCCTAACGCAAATCCACGAAATTTGTTTTTATGGTCAAGGTGGATATTCTTGGCCCGTAGTTTATGAAATGCCTTTATGGTTAAGGAGATTTACTTACCATAAAATTAAAGAGCACTACGATAACCAAAAACAAGAAATGGAAAAGTCTAAAGGGAAAAATTCAAAAATGAAAGAAGTTATAGGAAAAGATGGATTAGTAAAATCTCCTGAATTTCTCAAAAAAACTAGTTATAAATAATATTTATTATATATAACACCTCCCCATGGCAGAAGATAACAATACAAGACGCATAAGAGAATCTAAAGAAGAGGCAGCAGCAATGCTTGATGCTCTTCAATCAATTACTGATACTATCCAGGAATCAATTTCAGCCTTAGCAGATGGTTTAGACGATGCTAATACTGGTGCTGAAATCATCAGTAAAACTATGCAAAGGGGCATTGTAAAGGAATTACAACAATCTGTAAAAAATCAGGAAGAAATTGTAAAATTACAAGCACAAGCAGCAAGGGGAGAAGCTAAAGCTAGTGATGTTGCTAAACTCAAGAAAAAACTTTTAGATAACCAAGCTTTAGCTCAAGCTAAATTAGTCAATCTTCAAAAAAACACAGCGGGTCTCAATCAGGAAGATGTAGATGCTATGGTTAAAAAGCAAGGAGAATACTTAGCTTATTTAAAATCTCAAGAAGAAGAACTTAATAATCTCAATACTATCAATGATAGTTTAATTCTCCAAGGAGGTTTAACTAAAGCAATTGGTAAAAATATAAAAGAATACATTACTGATCTTGATAAATCAGGAATAGCAGCTGCTCTAATGAATGAAGAATTAGAGGCAGGCGAAAAATTAATGGTAGCAGGCGAAGCTGCTATAATAGCTTTAGCTAAAGGTGCTATGGAAGCTAGCAATAATATTAATGATATCCAAAAAGCTACAGGTATTAGTTACATGAGTGCTAGGAGGTTGCAAGCCGAATTTGCAATAGTAGCTATCAATACTAGTAAAGCTTATGTAAATTCTGTAGAATTAAATAAAAGTTTTGCTGCTTTAACAGAATCAACAGGTCTCTTATTAGATTATAGTGGGGATACACTAGTCACTATGACTGGCTTAACTAAACAAATGGGTCTTAGCGCTGAAGCAGGTGCTCAATTAAGTTTATTAGCCAGTATGCAAAGTAGTGATACTGAATCTGTTTTAGATAATGTTGATGCTACTGTTAATGCTGTTAATAAACAAAATAAAACAGCAATTAGCCTTAAACAAATTTATGGTGATATTTCATCTGCATCTAAATCAATTGTAGTATCATTAGGAATGTCTCCTGAACTTTTAGCTGAAGCTGCTACTCAAGCTAGAGCATTAGGAACAAATTTAGCCGGAGTTGATGCTATTGCTGAATCATTATTAAATTTTGAACAATCTATTGAAGCCGAACTATCAGCTGAACTACTAACAGGTAAACAAATTAATCTTGAAAAAGCAAGACAATTAGCTTTAGACAATGATTTAGCAGGTCTTGCCGAAGAAATTAAAGATAATACTGCTCTTACTGAATCTTTTGCTAGTGGTAATAGAATCCAACAAAAAGCTTTAGCTGATGCTCTTGGTATGTCTCGTGACGAATTAGCAGGTATGGTATACCAGCAAGAACTCATGAGTATGGGTCAAGATAAATTTATTGAAAAATACGGGGAACAAGCCCATGAACAAATAATGGCTCAATCTGCTCAAGAAAAATTTGCAGACACCATGACTAAAATTCAAACTATTATTGGAGATTTAGGTCTAGCCTTTGCTCCAATTTTAGATGGTGTAGCATTTTTAGCCGAGCAAAGCTGGGTAGCATATGCAGCTATAGCTGCTATTGCTGGTTTATCTTTAGCTAAAACTATAGGAAGTTTTGCTGTTATGTGGGTTCAACTTACAGGTAGTGCTATTGCTGCTTCAACTTTAAGTTCTGCTGTTACATTTGGTTTAGGAGCTATTGCAATTATAGCTGCAATTGCAGGTATTGTAGGAGCCATGAACTCAGCAACAGACGATTCCCAAAGAGTACAAGATGGTATTGCCGATGCTTCAAGAGGTCCCTTCTCTATTACTGATGCCTATGGTAAAATGGCAGTAACAGCTAAAGGTGATAGTATTGTAGCTTCTCCTAATGTAAGTAGAGGTGGAGGAGATGATAGAATGATTGCTTTATTAGAAAAAATTGCTAATAAAAATTCTAATGTGTATATGGATTCACAGAAAGTAGGTACTACTATGGCTATGGGTTATAGCAAAGCTTAACTTTCAATATTTATAATAAACGTTTAACATAAAACTTAAAATTATGCCAGATAATAATAACCCAGATTTAGGAAGCCGATACAACAATGGAGGTTCAAGATTAGATCCACGTGGTGGTCAAGGTCAAGGAAACACAGGTAGTGGTACTAATGGTGGAAAAAACAAATATGGTGATACAAAGCCATATGGTGGTGGAAAACCTTAATAAAATTTAAATGCCCTTAGTTGATTTAAAAACTAATCTTAAGTCTTTACGTTATGGTAAAGACAGACCTGGCGGTGGTAGTAGTCCTGAACCATTTATTCAAGTAGATCCACAAAATTCATTTGATATTCCTACAGAAGAAATTGGAACTTCAGGTGGTAAAGATTGGGTACTTAGAGGTGGTGCTTTAACTCTTACCAGATCCGCTCAGGATGTTTCTCGTTTATTAAAATGGGGGACAGATAATAGTCTTAATTCAATTATATTTACGGCTAAACAAATTTCATTATCTGCTCAAGGTCAAACTTTTGGAGCAGGTGGTCCGGATGGAACTTCAGTTCAAGGAGAAGGAATTTATTTACCTACTAACACATTAGCTCAAGTAGGAGTAAATGCTTTTGGTGCTCATGGAAATAAGCAAGGTCTTACACCTTTTGATGGTGATAGTAGTTTCATTACAGGACTAGGTAGAATATTGCAACTTGGAGGTGGTCCTTCATTAGGTCGACCTACTTATTTATTTGATTATCTAAGTAACCCAAAACACCCAGCAATTGAACCTGAATTTAATAGATTAGTTTATTTAGCTAATACATCATTTGATAATACTACTGGTACTTTATTTAAATATGATGGTGGACCTGGTCCAGGTGCTCCAGGTGGGATAGGTACTACTAGAATAAAATTCTCTTCAGGCAACAGAACAGGACTTGCTAATCCATTACGTATTACATCTCCAACTCAATTTTATGGTACTTATAAACCTGAATACACCCCAGGAAAATACTTAAAACTAGTAGGTACACCTGAAAACCCAGGAGCTTCTGGTAAATATTTAAGATTAACTGGAGCTAGATTAATTAATCCTTTTAATGAAGAAGGTCAATACTTACTTCAAAATAACGTTTACACTCAGGGTAATACATTCCCTGACATGTTTAATGAAACTGCATTCCCTCAGAATGCAGCTACATTTACTCAAAAACAACTAATTGAGAAAATCCCAATTTCTCAAGGAGGTCAAATAAGCGATTTTAGAAAACAAGTTACAGTTAACAAAGCTATTGCTAAAATAAATGGAATGTTAACTGAAGCTCCTGATTATCAAACTAAAGGCATTGATGGTAGTAGAATAAACTATTTCAACCCAGGAAGCAAAGATCGTAAGAGAAGTAATTATAGAGAAGGTTCGGGCATAGTAGATGCTATTAATGGTCTTTATTTATATTATCAAGAAAACGTAAATAATAGTGGAATAACTAATGACTTAGTAAAATTTAGATTTGCTGTTATAGACCCAGATTCTCCATCAAACAAAACTTTTGTTCATTTTAGATCTTTTTTTGATGGTGCTATTACTGATAATATGAGTGCTAATTGGGATTCTTACAGATATCAAGGTAGGGGTGAAGAATTTTTTCATTATGGAGGATTTAGTAGAGAAATAGGATTTGGATTTAAAGTTCCTGCTCAATCTAAAGAAGAACTTTCAGTAATGTATAAAAAACTAAATTATCTTCAATCAACAATGGCTCCTAATTATAGTAGTGCTGGTTACATGAGAGGTAATATAGTACAAGTTACAATTGGAGGTTACTTATACGAAGTCCCAGGTATTATAACTAGTTTAAATTATACTTTACCCGAAGATAGTACTTGGGAAATTGGTATTGGTATTGATGGAGGTAATGATTCTAGTGTTAAAGAATTAGCTCATAGAGTTGAAGTAAACGTTACATTTAAACCAATCCATAACTTCCTCCCTGAAACAATCAAACCAGGCCTTCTAAATTCAGGTGGGAATATCACACAAAGGTTTATATCTTTAGCAAATGGAACAGGAGAAAATCAAAATTTATATGCTAATAAAATTACTCCTAGTCAAGACCCAACTTCAAAACAAGAACAAGATTCAACTCCATCTAGTACTACAACTACTCCAAATCAAGAAACCCTAGATGCACAGGATGCAGAAATAGAAAGATTAATTCTTTTAGGCCGCGGATAATATGGGACGTTATAATAGAATACCAATCGTAAGAAATGAATCAGGTAGACAATACTATAGACGTG